CATGGATACACAGTTAGCTCCTGAAGAATTAGAAATTGAACGTATTGAAGCAATTACTAGAAATCTTAAAGAAGGTGATGCAGACGATAAAGAGTTTGAACGCCGTCTTAAAGTAGCTGAAGTAGCGTTAAAAGAACGTAATTTAGAAAACCAAAAAGCAAGAGGAGCAACACCCCGTGCTAATGACACAAACGGAAATGACCAAATTCCTAGACCAAATCAACCAAGCGTTCAAGGACCAGTTCGACAAATTGGAAATGCTCCAAGTCAAGCTGGACCAACTGGAGGCCAAGGTCAATGAGCAAGAAAGACCCAAGACTAGCAAGAGCGGGAGTAAGCGGGTACAACAAGCCAAAGAGGACGCCTAATCATCCCACGAAGTCACACGTAGTTGTGGCTAAAGAGGGAGACAAGGTTAAGACCATAAGATTTGGACAACAGGGAGTCAGTGGTGCTGGAAAAGATCCTAAGACTGCTAAAGAAAAAGCGAGGCGTAAGTCCTTTAAGGCTAGACACTCTAAGAACATTGCTAAAGGAAAGATGAGTGCCGCATACTGGGCAAACAAGGTGAAATGGTGATATGGCTGGACTATACGAGAACATACACAAAAAACGCAAGAGAATCAAGGCTGGCTCTGGCGAACGTATGCGTAAACCCGGATCTAAGGGTGCGCCCACGGCTAGTGCCTTTAAGAAAGCGGCTAAAACAGCCAAAAAAACGCAAAAGGAGTAAATAATGCCAAAAGTAGGTAAAAAACACTATCCTTACACGAAAGAGGGCTACAAAGCCGCCGCAAAAGCCAAAGCTAAGATGAAAAAGAAGGCTAAAAAGAAAAAGTAAATAATACCGATAAATAATACTTGACTTTTAGTCAAAAATATGTTATAATAGGGATATAGAGACAACCGCATGGCCTCACTAGATCAAGAAACTGAACAATACTACAACAAGTACTTTGACCTGTTTAGAACCGATGGTTGGAAACAGCTAATTGAAGAACTTACTCAAAATGCTGTCGTAATTAACAGCGTAGAAGCAACCAAAGATGAAAACGATTTGTTTGTGCGTAAGGGACAACTCAACGTACTTGCTTATCTTATCAACTTTGAAACAACTACTAACAATAACTACGATGAGCTAGTTAGCGATGATTAAAGTATTTGATTTTCGCTGTACAAACGGACATATTTTTGAAGAATTTGTAGACGGTAATACCACATCCAGTAGGTGCGGATGCGGAGCCAACGCTACAAAAATCGTTTCAGCAACTCAACACATACTCGAAGGGTCTTCTGGGGACTTCCCCGGCAGACACATGAAGTGGGTACGTGAACATGAGAACGCTGGGCGATCTAGTCGGGAATCCTAGTCTTAGGTCACTTCCCATTTTAATCCTCCATAACCTTAATAATAGGCGGGGTAAGTTTACATTATGTCACGAGCACAATTACTTGATGAGCGTCCTGAAGAAGAACCAACGGAAACAACTGAAGAACTAACCACAGACACTGTAGAGACTCCTCAAGAAGAGGAACAACCTCAAGAACCAGAAGTCCCCGAAAAGTACCGTGGTAAGTCTGTAGAAGACCTTGTACAGATGCACCAAGAGCTTGAGAAGTTTTCAGGCAAACAGAGTACGGAAGTTGGTGAGTTACGGAAGGTCGTTGATGACTACATCCAGACACAACTCTCAAATCAACAAGCACCTCAACAACAGCAACAAGAAGACGATGACGTAGATTTCTTTGTAGATCCACAGTCCGCTGTTAACAGAGCTATAGACAACCACCCTAAGATCAGGGAAGCAGAAGCCTACACACAACAGGCTAAACAACAGGCTACTCTTTCACAGTTGAAATCCAAGCATCCTGATATGGAGAGTATACTGCAAGACGCCAGTTTTGCTGAGTGGATCAAGGGGTCAAAAGTCCGAACACAGTTGTTTGTTCAGGCAGACCAAGGGTACGACTACGATGCGGCTGACGAGTTGTTCAGTCTCTGGAAAGAGAGAGCAAGCGTAGCACAGCAGACCGCCAACGTTGAAAAACAGGCACGTAAGAACACCCTGAAATCAGCTAGCACAGGCAACGCTCGTGGAACAGCGGAGGGAACACGCAAGAAAGTTTATCGTCGTGCTGACATTATTAAACTTATGCGAACAGACCCAGAGCGTTACCAAAGTCTTTCAGACGAATTACTGAAAGCATACGCAGAGGGTCGTGTACGCTAGCCTAACATTTAAGGAGAATTAAAATGGCTGGTGAAACCTCTGGTGCATATTTTACAGCTAATGCTGTAGTAGACAAAACTGCGGCGGGTACTTTTATCCCCGAAATTTGGTCCGATGAAATCATCGCCGCTTACCAAAAGAACCTGAAGATGGCTCCCCTTGTCAAGCGTCTGTCAATGACTGGCAAAAAGGGTGACGTTATTCACATTCCTAAGCCCATCCGTGGATCAGCTAACGCTAAGGCAGAAGCTGTTGCGGTAACCATTCAGGCTAACCTTGAGTCAGAGTTGACTGTCACTGTTGACCGTCACTTTGAGTACTCTCGTCTGATTGAGGACATCGTAGAAGTACA